AGATATAGATATGGGCGCTGCAGGTTACGGACCTCAGCCCCTGCAAAAACAGATGACTAGTGCTTTTGACCCTTCTTATGGTAACTATGCTGTAACACCACAACAGGTAGCTTATAGTACTTCTACAAGTCAGAGCAATGAGGATAAGTATGACCCACGAGGAATTTTACCTACTGCTGAACAGCTCGAGTCAGAAAAGTTTCCTGTACCGCCTAGCCCTGTTACTGTTGAAAGATTTCCAGTACCACCAAGTCCTATTACGGGAACAGACCTTAGACCAAAGGAAGTAAAAGATGCACCTATTTTAACAGTAACTCAAGATCAAGTAGATGCGCAACGTGCGGCGCAAGCTGGGCCAGAAGTACCCGGTGGGACTTTACCTATAAGCACACCTATAAGCACACAGACACAGCAAGCATTTAATACAAATTTGTATACACAGCCTAGTAACATACTTCCTAAAGTAGGTGTTCCTACAAAAGTGTTAGATACTAAGGGGCTTACACCTACCAGAAGTCAAGTGCAAACTTCTACTACTAACGATCTAGGTGTTCCTACAAAAATGTTAGACACTAAAGGACTTACACCAACACCTACACAACCAGTTGTTGATACTGCTATGGATGCTAGAGAGCAGTACTTAGGTAAACCTCGACAAGATTCATTTAAAGATGCTTTTAATCGTAATCGCCTTGCAGGTAAAGAAACATTTACTTTTAGAGGTAAAGAATACACAACCCAAACTGCTGAAGAAGCTGCACCTGCAGGTACTAATACGCTTATTCAAAGTGCTAAAAATATACTTACGCCCTTTGATAACAAAGAGTATGTAGGGGGTAAACTAGTTACTACTAAAAAAACTACACCATCTTCTGGAAGAACTACTGCAGAAATTCAAGCAGACATTAACAAAGAAACTAAAAATGGTAAAGTTTGGACTTCTCGTGCAAATTCCCTAGTTAAGGAGCGAGAGGCTTCTAAAAGTAAATCTTCAGATAAAAATATAGTGACTGCATCTTCGGGTAAAAAGGTTACGGTACAGACTAAACCGTCTAGTAATAAAACTGAAGGTGCCGTTAGTGCAGGTGGTCAGTACGCTGGAGATGGCTTTGAGTGGAAAAAAGCAGACAATGGTAACTACTTAACCAGAACTTACACGGGCGTAAATGAAAACGCTACGGGAAGCAACGACACTTCTAGCGCCTCTTCAAGTAGTGATAGTAAGATTGTTTGTACTGCAATGAATACATCTTATGGATTTGGTAGTTATCGCCAAGCTATTTGGTTATCTTATTCAGAAAAGAACTTGACAAAGGCTCACGAAGTAGGTTACCATACATTATTTAAACCACTAGTAAAACTAGGGTATAAGAAAAATAATAAGATAGTACGTGCGATACTAGAAAACATTGCGAGAAATCGTACTGCAGACTTACGTGCAGAAATGCAGGGCAAAAAACGTAATACGTTAGGTCGTATATATCGTGCTATACTAGAGCCTACATGTTATATTGTAGGTAAGTATAAAATGTTTAAGGATAAATAGCATGGAAGAAGAAACATACACATTTGGAGATTACTACAGTGAAGTACAGAGTCGTACTAGCGCACTTTCTGATGAAGAAAAATCTATTTTAAACTCCTTAAAAACATCACCTCAAGGTGAGGTATTGGCAAAAGTACTAGGACCAGATTTAACTATGCTTAGTTCAATGTTAGAACCTACACCCAAGAAACGTGGTTTAGCGGCACGTACTTAATTCGCTAATTTGACTGGCTACTCATCCCCCTGCCAACACAGGCTACGGTGGCCCCAGTATGAAAGAACTAAAAATGAATGATACTACTATTACAGGTGAAGTAGAGACACCTAAAGTTGCAGCGTTTGCAAATCGTAAATACTCTAATGAAGATCGCCGTAAACAAGAACAAGAAGAGCTTGACCAACTTATTGCGGAACAAAACGGTGAACAGGAAGAAGTCAAAGAAGAAGATGAAAAACCTGTAAACGCAGAAGATAAAAGTTTTAAGAAGCGTTACGGTGACCTTCGCCGCCACATGCAAGAAAAAGAAAAAACGTGGGATGATAAGTTTAAACAACTTGAACGCCAGCTTGAACAGTCTACTAAACAAGAAATTAAACTACCTAAGTCAGATAGTGACATTGAAGCTTGGGCAGAACAGTACCCAGATGTAGCCGCTATTGTAGAAACTATTGCAATTAAAAAGGCACGGGAGCAAGCTGAAAGTTTAGAAAGCCGTGTAAAAGAAATTGATGAAATGAAAGCTGATGCTAATCGTAAAAAAGCAGAGGTTGAATTACTACAGGCACATCCTGACTTTGGTGAAATTAGAGACAGCGACCAGTTCCATGAATGGGTAGAAGAACAGCCTAAATGGGTACAAGATGCCTTGTACGAAAATGATAGTGACTCACGTTCAGCGGCACGTGCAATTGACTTGTACAAAGCTGACATGGGTATTAAGGATAAAAAGCCATCTAGTAATCGTGATGCCGCTCGTTCTGTAAATAGTCGCAGCGGAAACAATGCACCAGAAACCGAAAGTAAAGTTGGTGTATTCTCTGAATCACAAGTAAATAAAATGTCTGCACAAGAATACGAAAAAGTTTCAGAAGAAATTATGGAATCTATTCGTACCGGTAAATTTGTGTACGATATGTCGGGAAATGCCCGATAAACCTATTGACATCTTAGTTATTTATGATATAACTATATGTACAATGTAATAGTGTTGGCCCCGCTAGGTATCAACTACGGTTACCCAACACTATTAACAACTCAGCAAACAATAATAACATCTATCGGACAACCTAATGTCTCATGGCCCGTTTAATAGAAGGTCGGCCAACTTTCTAAAGAACGCACCCTAGTAGCACATAGCCTTCGCATACGTAATTAATAGTTTGCATCTGTAATCTAAATGCTAAAGGAGAATTATTATGGCATTCGGAAAAGCTTCGGGTTATACCAACCTGAACTCAGGCAACTTCTCGCCTGTTATTTACAGCAAACAGGTGCAACTTGCATTTCGCAAGGCCTCTGTTTGTGACGCAATCACTAACAACGACTATTTTGGCGAAATCGCCAACATGGGTGACACTGTAAAAATTATCAAAGAACCTGAGATTTCGGTCTCTGCGTATCTTCGTGGTACAACTATCACTCAGCAAGACTTGACAGATAACGATTTCTCGTTAGTTGTTGATAAAGCTAACTATTTTGCTTTTAAAGTCGATGACATCGAAGAAGCGCATTCTCATGTCAATTTCCAAACACTTGCATCTGATCGTGCAGCTTTCCGTTTGGCTGACCAGCATGACCAAGAAGTTCTTGGTTACTTGTCTGGCTACAAACAGACCGCACTACACGCAAATGCAGGGGCAGTAAATGACCAAGTGAACGGTACTAAAGCAGACTCTGCTGCAGGTTCTGACGAATTGCTGGCGGCTAACAAGCTGATCAAAAGTTCTTTTGGTAACATTACTACTACATCAGCTGCGGATCACTCTATCCCAGTTGCTGCACGTCTTCCCGGTGCAACTGCACTTCCAACTGCTTATGTCTCACCTGCAATGCTTGTTGCACGTATGGCACGTTTGTTGGATGCGCAAAACGTACCGACACAAGGACGGTGGATTGTAGTTGATCCTGTAATGATGGAAGTTCTCCGTGACGAAGACTCACGTCTTTTGAACGCAGACTTTGGTGGTGCAGGTCTCCAGAATGGTATGGTGTTGAATAACTTCCACGGTTTCCGTGTACACGTTTCAAACAACTTGCCTTCCGTAGGAACTGGTGCATCAACAACAGGTACAGCAAACCAAAACACTAACTACGGTGTGATTGTTGCTGGACATGATTCATCTGTTGCAACTGCAGAGCAGATCAACAAAACCGAAACATACCGTGATCCAGACAGCTTTGCTGATATTGTTCGTGGTATGCACCTATATGGTCGCAAGATTTTGCGCCCAGAAGGTCTTGTCACAGCTAAGTACAACTTGGCTTAA